CTCGGTATCCGAGGCCAAGGCCCACCTGCGTGTGGACATCAGCGACGATGACTCGTACATCGGCACGCTGATCACGGCGGCCCGTGAGTGGTGCGAGGAGTACCTAGACCGCACGCTGATCAACACGCAGTGGACGATGCGGCTGGACTCGTTCCCCTACGAGATCGAGCTGCCCCGGCCGCCGATTGCCACGAGCGGCACTGCCACGGCGGTGGCACTCACCTACACGCTGGGCGACGACTCGACGGCCACGCTGTCCACGACGGCGTACCGGGTGGACCGCAACTCGACGCCTGGCGTGGTGCGGCAGCTGCGTGCCGGGACGTGGCCCGCCAATCTCGACGACTACAACGCCGTGGCTGTGACGTGGTACGCCGGCTACGGGGCCAGCGGCGCGAGCGTGCCAGCCGGCATCCGCCACGCCATCCTGATGCTCGTGGCTCACTGGTACGACGGCGCTAGGCAGGCGGCTGTTTCTAGCGGTGCTGTTCCGCAAGACGTGCCATACGGCGTCAAGTCGCTCCTCGACTCGCAACGCTGGGGATCATACCGATGAGCATTGAAGGCCGGATCGCTGTAGACGCCTTGTTTCACGACAAGGACGGCACCACGTCGCTGAAGGTGGTGTCGCTTGCGTCGAGCGTCGGTTACACGACCGGCAAGGTGGCGGTGGTGACTGGCACCGCAGGCACAAGTCAGGTGTTTCTGAACCTGTACTCCACGCAATATCGAGACGCCAGTGGCAGTCTCGTGACGTTCGCAAGCACTGCGATCTCCCACATCGCGTTTGCGTTCCAAGGGGCACCTGGTCAGTTCCGCAAGTTGCATGACGCAAACGACAACGTGGCGCTTGTTTCCAAGGACAACGAGGTTGCGTGCTCTGCTGTCCCGGCATCGCTAGACGCCCTTATTGAAACGGCCGCGAACACTGGCACGTACACCATCGTGCTGTATGGCACATGATCAACGCTGGCAATCTCCGAGAGCGTGTGACGGTGCAGCAGGCAACCGAGAGCCGCAACGGCATCGGCGAAACCGTGCTGTCATGGGCCACGTTTGCCACCGTGTGGGCCAGCGTTGAAGGCGTGTCGGCCAGAGAGGCCCTGGCTGCTGGCCAGCAGGACGTGACGATAACGCACCGCGTCCGCATCCGGTACCTGTCAGGGCTCACGCAGAACATGCGTTTTCTGTGGCGTGGTCGTGTGCTGCAAATCGTGAGCCTGCTCGAGTACGCCAACCGTTCCGAGCATGTCGCCATTTGTGAAGAGGTGACATCGTGAGCGGAATCGAAATGAGCGTAGGGTTTCCCGAGCTCCGCCAGCTACAGCAAGCGTTTCGGTCGTTCGCCCCTAGCTTGGCAAGAAAGCACATGGGAGCGGCCATCCGTAGGTCGCTTGCTCCTGGGCTGAGTGCCCTGCGGGGCAACGTAAAGCGAGGGCCGACCGGGAACCTTGCCAGAGCGATTGCCAGCAAGGTCAAGACTTATCGCAGAGGGAATGCCGTCGGCCTGGTTGGCTTCGTGGCCGCAGGAAGCGGAAAGTCTGCTTCGGCTCGTGGCGGCTCGGTGAAGAAAGGCAAAGACCGTGCTTTTCATGCCGGGTTTCTGGAGTTTGGCACGAAAGAACGAATCATTCGCACGTCGTCTCGCCGAGGCGGGGCGTCCATAGCGTCCAGTTTTAAGACGCTGGGGCCGTTTAAGGTCGCCCGGGTAGCCAAGCGGGGCAAGTACGCAGGGGTGGTGCGAGTTAACACGTCGCCTAAGTATCCGAAGGCGTTCTTTAAAAAGGCCCCTAAGGGTGAGGTGCTGAGCGTCAGGGAGATGCCTGTTGGTGGAAGCAAGGGTCAGCCGCCCGTCAAAACCGCTTACAGGACTTCGCTGCCTGCAATGCGGTCGCTCTTGGCGATTGAAATGACCAAGTCGCTCATAAACGCCCAGAAGGACTTGGCAAAGGACTTTCCGCCTAGCCGAGCACGCCAATGATTTTCCGATCACCTGAGTACGTTCTGTCGTCGGCTCTGGTGCGAAGCCCGCAAGCCGCCATCCTGATCGGCCAGCGGGTCTACCCTGTGCTGGCCCCGTCTTCGGCCACGCTGCCGCTCGTCACTTGGCGGCGAGCCGGCGTGCAACGGGAGCAGACGTTAGCCAGCCCAGCGGGAATGCCACGGGTCACGATTGAGTTTTCGATCTACGGGACCACGTACGAGGAAGCCCGGCTGGCAGCTGACGCCGTGCGGTCTGTTCTGGATGGGTACGGCGGTTCGGCGAACAATACAGAGGTAAGGCAAACGTCGCTCGAGGACGAATCCGACGACTTTGTGACGTTAACCGGATCGGACCTGCCGCCGGTGTACCAAATCACGCAGCGATACGACTGCTGGTGGAGCGAGGAATAAGATGCCATATACGCCGCACGACTCGACCGGAACCAACTTTGTCTTTGCCGGTGCGACGTACACCGTCACCAGCATCACGTATTCCATCACCGACAATGCGGCGACTGACCAGATCGACGTTTCGCACCTTGCCCAGACCACTGGAGCGACGGTCCTGACGCTGGCCCGCCCGCTGAAGGGGTCGGCTGGCGACACGGGCAAGGAAGTCACGATGGAGTACCTGGCCTCTAGCGGCACTCCGATCGCACAGGGGCAAACGGGAACCCTTGCGATCACGGGCGGCATTTCTCTGTCCGTGACAGCCACCTGCAAGTCGTCCAGCATCACGCTGACCGTGAATGATGCGGCCCGTGGGTCAGCGTCTTTCCAGGTGCCGTAGTCACACGGGAGACTTTCCGTGGCGACCTACTCAAACGGCATCACAGTCACCTGGAACGCCATTACGTTCGCTGAAGTGACTGGGCTTTCGTGGACGTACGGCGGCGGCCCGAGCAAAGGCCGAACAGTTCCGTGGACGGACGACGCTGGCTCATGCACCGTGACGTGCCTTGGCTCGGCCAACACGGGCACGTCCAACTACGGAACTCGTGCCACTCTGTCGATTGCCGGCGGCGGCCAAACATTGACAACCCCGGCAGTATGGGAGTCGTTAGCCGTTGATTCCGAGCTCAACGGCGTCACTCGCTACACCGTCACCCTCAAGATATTGGACGACTGACATGGGACTCAAGGAACAGATCAAGGCCGCAAGTGTTCGCAAGCCTCTCAAGGTTCACGTCAAGGAGTGGAGTCTCGACGTGTACGTGCGAGTGCTGACCGTTGGCGAACGAGACGATTGGGAGTTGGCTTGGGTCGATATACGGCAAAAGGCTGTCGGCAAGTTCCAGAACTTCCGGGCCTTTTACTTGGTGCGAACGCTGTGCGACCAAGACGGCGTGCGAATCTGGAAAGACGACGAAATCGCAGAGGTTGCGGCGCTTGACGGTGCCGTCATGGGCGAACTGTTCGACGTAGCACAGAAGCACAACAAGCTCACGGAGGCGGACGTAGTCGAACTAGCCGGCGAGCTTTAGCGCACGGCCGTCGCGTCAGTTCCTGTTCATGCTTGCTGGCCATCTGAAGATGACCGTCGGCGAGCTCGAGCAGCGAATGGACTCGCGGGAGCTGTCTGAATGGCTTGCTTGGGCTCGTTACTTTCAGCCGCTGGACAACCAATGGGCACAGACGGGAGTGCTTGCCAGTGCCATTCTTGCTCCGCACGTCAGGCGTGGTCAGACACCGAAGCCGCGAGACTTTATCCCAGTAGAACGCCCGCCTCAGCACAAGACGCAGATACTGGACGTTCTCGCCCAAATGAAAATCGACCTAGACGGCAAGTAGCATGAGCACGGCACTCGGACTGGCGATGCAGATTAGTGCCAATACTGCACAGTTGGCCAAGGCCGTCGCTGACGTGAACGACCGCCTAGACTCCATGGGTGAGGCTGGGAAGAAGGCGTCAGCCGATCTCGGCACGCTCAAGAACATTGAGATTGGCAAGCTCGCGCTCGGCGGGATTCAGGCCGCCACCAAAGCATTTATTGGGCTCGCCAGTTCTGTCACTGGTGCCGTAACGTCCGTGGCCTCCTTTGCCTTGAGTGTTGGCGAAGAGCTCGACGCTCTCAACGACGTTGCAAACCGCACCGGCGTCGGCGTCGAGGCCCTGCAGGCTTACGCCAGGGCGGCCGCCCAGACGGGCGTGAGCGTTGAGTCGTTTGCCAAGCAGATCCAAAAGCTCACGATCTCCATTGGCCAGGCAACGCTTGACGACAAGGCACAGAAAAAGTTTGAGGCGCTCGGCATCGTCTTTGAGGACTTGAAGAAGCAGTCTCCCGAGCGGCAGTTTGAGCTCGTCGTCGATGCTATTTCCCGCATCTCCGACCCTGCAGAGCGAGCCGCCACTGCGGTGAAGTTCTTCGGCAAGGGCGGCATTGAGCTTGGCGAACTATTCACGCTTG